TACGGCTATAGCTGCGATTGGGAAACGTCTAAAAAGAAAAAATGTGAAAATGATTTTATCGATTGCGTTTTAGTTGATGGGAAGTGGGAGTTGGAAGAATGAATTAAGAAAAATGGTTGAGCAAGTTTTGAATTACAAGGAAAATAGGGATGATTAAAGTCTATTATAGAGAAAAATTTAACGACATATTTATTTTAACAACAACAAAAAATAGGAATGTCTATTTAATAGAGATGGTTGTTGATGGTGTCGAGTTTTGGAATGTGGGCGAGATTGATATTGAAAATGCGGGAAATATAATATGTTTGGGGGAGTTATGATTAAAGAGATAGATAAATACGATTTAAAAGAAGCAATCACTAAATTTTATCTTTGGCAACACGGCAATGGACACGATACATCATTCGAATCTCTGTTGTATACTCTCTTTCAAAAAGCAGACGCGGTAAACAAAAGAAGACTGTCAATGGCCTTTCCGTATGAGGCCGGCAATTTTGGGAATAATCTTTTTAAAGAGTACGGAATTTTAAAATAAAAAAAGGTGGAAGAATGAGAGTGTTTAAAAAGATGAATATTAATGGCCTAGCTTGTCCTATTTGCAAAACAAAAGAGCAAAAAGAAGTTGTGTTGATCGGTCTTGATGGTACTGAACATAAGAATGTAATTGAAGCAATTCAAGTGCATCTAGATTGCATTGATTTAAGGATAAAAGACATGGGGAATAAGATGGTTATTTATCAGCAATTTGAGAAATAAAGTGATGATGAATTTGCGATAAATATACTACGCTAATTTAGCGTGATAGATATACTACAAAAAATAGCTATTCTTGGAAGTTAAATCGTCATAAGTAATTGATAAGAGGATTGAAATGGATTCAGATTACGATTATATTCAAAAAAGTAATGTATATTACAACGAAGAGTTTAATGTTATTTTCAATGTGGCCACATTCATTGATGGCGATGGAAATATCAGAAATATCAATGTTCACCACAGTCACGATAATCACGAAGAGATTAAATTGGCATTTTTCAAAGGTGAAAATATATTGCTGGGTGATCTATGAAAACAGAATAATTTTTTTATAAATGAATATTTATATTGGGAAGATAACAATTATGGATAGTTTATTAAAGTCATTTGTCGAAAATAGTATTAATGAATGTAGGTACTTAATACACAGAGGGGATTTAGAGGAAGATGAGGTGCATTATCAGCAAGCTTGCTTAGACGCTTATTTAAGTGTTTTAAATTTCATTATTGATCAAGAAAAATAAAGGCCTGACGTATCTTGACATGACATAAGCGTAAAATTGTTATTTTGCCAGGCCAAGAATATTATAAACTAAATTTAAAAAGGTTTTCAATGATTAAGAGAATTAAATTCAGTCAAAGCGTGAGAGTTGGCACTAAAGAAGTAACATTTATTGACGTTGACAAGCTACCGTTTAAAATTGAAGAATATAACGGGAAAATAACTATTATAGAGGAAAAAACTCCTCAAGTAGAAACTGTCACAACTATGGCAAACGTAGTTTATTACGAGATGGAGCGCGTAGATGCTAGAGGAGCAGATAATCAAGGAGTTTCTGAGGAGATTCGGGAATCAGACTCTGACGATGATAGACCCTCTGTTTCCAAAACAAGCAGACGCAATAAGAGATAATGACCGCTTTCAATGCTGGAATTGTTCCAGACGTTCAGGAAAGACACAAGCGGCGGCAAGAAAGATCATAAAAACAAACACAGAAAATAGTAATGTTTCTGGTTTATATTTTGCATTAACAGGGCAATCAGCTAAAGAAATTCTATGGGACGAAATAATTGAACTTTGCGACAAGAACAAAGTACCAATCAAGCCAAACATTTCAGAAAGAACAATCTATTTTAAAGATACTAATTCAAGATTAAAGCTAACTGGAGCCGATAGCTCAGAAAGAGAGATGAAAAAGGTCTTAGGTAGAAAACTTAAGTTTGTTTTTATTGATGAGGCCGGTTCGTTTACGATTGATATGCATAAATTTGTTTACCAGATGATAAGGCCTACCCTGATAGACCTAAGGGGTACTCTTGTAATGCTTGGCACGTGTGAAACGATACCAAACACATTCTTTCAAAAGTGCATAGAGGGAAGAGAGGCAGGCTGGAAAACCCATAAATGGACGGCCTACGACAACCCGTATATGGCCAAGCAGTGGGACGAGGAAATAAAACTAATACTTGAGAAAAATCCACTGGCAATAAATGCGGCATGGTTTAGAACACACTATTTAAACGAATGGATGACGGATAAAGAGAAGCTCATAATGAAGCTTTCTACTTATAATTTCATAGATCAATTACCAGACTGGAAGGATAAGAACTATATAATAGGGGTAGACCTAGGATTCAATGACGCTTCCGCATTTTCTGTTATTAGTTATTCTTTCAAAAATGAAAAAGCTGTAATAGAGTTCTGTGATAAAAGTAAAGAAATGGATATTACCGACGTAGCAAATGAGATAAAATCTATTTTGAGTATTTATCCAGCTTTAAGCATAGTTATTGATGGGGCAAATAAGCAGGCTGTCGAAGAAATTAAGAAAAGGCATGGCCTACACGTAGAGGCGGCAGAAAAGACAGAAAAAGCGTCCTTCTTAATGCTTTTAAGGGATGATTTGATAACTGGCAATGTGGTTTTGCACAGACCTAACACACAAAAGCTAGTGACTGAATGGGAAAGCTTAATCTGGAAGGATGAATATAAGGACGCAGAAGATGAACGCTGTGAGAATCATATTAGCGACAGCGTGCTTTATGCTTGGAGGAAATGCCATCACTATCTTTATAGGCCAGATAATAAAAAGCATAATCAAAATACCGATGAATTTATGCAGAATCATTGGGATAAAGAGGCAGAGAAATTAAAAGGTAAAGAAGATAAACCTGATTATTCATGGATAGGGGTAGAGGATGATCAAGACGAATTATGATTACGGGCTAGGAATTGATGAAAAAGATTTAAAAACAATAGAAAGCTTGAAGAAGTTAGGAGTTTTTAAATACAAATTAACCAGAGATGGAGAAGTTGAAATAATATTCTTTCAAGATGTTATGGGAAGTTATGACCAGAATTTCAATGATTTAAAACAAGTCCATGAGCATCCTTCACAAGTTGAGCTTTTCGAGAAAGAATTGAAAGAGATCGACAAAGCAAAAGATGACTTATTTAGAGGAGGCCTATAATGGACGTTGTAGAAAGCAACCCATCAGTAATGGACTATGGACGTTTCTGGTTTGAAGAGAAAGAAAATCAAGCTCATGCAAATCTATTCGCTACATTAAAACAAATGGAAAGCCGTCAGGCCTACCGTCAACTTGAAAACCTTCAACACTTTAAACTATATGCTAACTGTGACTTTTTTAATTATACTATTCGTGACTATGCTTACCAAACATCACAAAACAGATTGAAGATTAATGTTATTCAGCAAATCATCAGCTCCCTACAGTCTAAAATAACAAAAAATAAACCTAAACCTACATTCCTCACCGATTATGCAGATTGGTCACTAAAACAGAAGGCCAAGCAATTAGACGCTTATATGTACGGTAGATTTTATAAGTCTAAAGTGTACGAGAAGGCCGGAGAGCAATTTCTTTATTCTTGCATTTTCGGAACAGGATTTTTAAAAGTTTATCCCGACAAAGAATTGAAAGAAGTTTGCATAGAAAATATTCATCCAGATGAAATAAAAGTTGATGATAGAGAAGCTTTTTATGGAAATCCTAGAAACCTTTATCAATTAAAAGAAGTAAGTAAAAATTACTTAATTTCTCAGTATCCAGAATTTAAAAAAGAAATTGATAACTCTCAGAAGATTAGATCAGTTTATTACGGATATGTTGCCGACAGAGTGGAAAGCGATCTTGTCACCGTAGTAGAGGGATGGCATTTACCAGACTACGGAGGAGAAAACGGAAGACACGTAATTTGTATTTCAGGAGCTACTCTTGTAGATGAAGAATACAAAAGAGATGTTTTCCCATTTGTTAAACTACCATTCCAGCATAGAGGAGTAGGTTACTACGGCAGAGGTGTTCCAGAATTGCTTTATGGGATTCAGCTTGAAATAAACAGAGCTTTCGACAGAATCCAAAAGAGCTTACACCTAACAAACGTCCCACGTATCCTTTATGAATACTCTTCAAAAATTGTTAAAGCTCATTTCAATAATGAAGTTGGAAGCATGATAGGTTATGCTGGAACTCCTCCACAATTCATCAATCCTACAGGAATAAGTCAAGATTATATGGGATGGCTTCAATACATGATTCAGCGATCATTTGAAGAGATCGGAATCAGTGAGATGGGAGCTACAAGTAAGAAACCAGAAGGGTTAGACTCCGGTAAGGCCATTAGAGAATATTCAGATATTGAGACAGACCGTTTTGCTAACCTGTCACAAAGATGGGAAGAAAACTTTATGGAAATTTCACGTCAAGTAATTGAGTGTGAAAGAATCATAGGAGAAGAGGATTCTTCTCATGCTGTTCTTGCTAAGTTCAAAGACGGTACAAAAAAGATTAAGTGGAAAGATGTTAATATTGATGAGGATAGTTATATTATGCAAGTGTATCCTACTAGCTTACTTTCTCAGCATCCAGCAGGAAGATTAAGCGATATTAACGAGATGATTGGAATGGGTTTACTGTCACCAGATGAAGCGGCTAACCTATTAGACTTCCCAGATATTAAGGAGAGTATGAGGTTTAAAACTGCCCATTCTGACGATATTATGGCAGTTATTGAAGACATTCTTGACGGAAAATATAATCCTCCTGAGCCTCTTCAAAACCTTCAATTGGGGCTTAAAATGGTTCAGCAGGCGTATTTATATTATAAGAATAGAGGAGTCAAGGAAGAGGTTCTTGAGCTTTTTAGGCGTTGGGCATCCGATGCTATAGCATTAACTCAGCCTACTCAAGAAGAGATGGCCCAGCAACAAGCTCAACAAATGCAAGCACAGCAAATGGCCGAGCCGCAAATGCCAGCAACACAGGCAAGCGGTACAACACTAGAAGGCCAGATTTAATAAAGGAGTTTTATGGGATTCGACACAGTACCAGCGATGGCACCGGAAATGCCTCAACAGACACCAGATGCAGGAGGTACTACACCACAACAACCGCCTCAAGATGACAAATTTGCCACTAAGTTTGCCGCTCTCTCTCGTAAAGAAAAAGAGATCAGGTTAAGAGATCAGCAAGCTCAAGAAAGAATGAAGTCACTTCAAGAGCATGAGTCAAAGGTTAAAGAGTACGAGGAATGGAAAAAACAGCAAGAGGAAGTCAGACGCCTAAAAGAGGCAGACCCTCTCGCTTGGCTAGAAAAAGAAGGCCTTAACTACGAAAAGTTGACTGATCATGTAGTCAATCGTGACGAATACACAAAAGATTCTGAGTATAGATCACTCAAGAAAGATTTTGTTGGCATGAGAGACTACATCCAAGAACTAAAAGAAGAGATCAAAGGTCTAAAAGAAGGTCGGCAAAAAGAAGTCGAAGAAACCCAGAAGGCCCAGAACGAAAGAGCTTACAGGGAATGGATTTCAAGCGTAGAAAAAACCATACAAGAAAACTCAGAAGAATTTGAATTAGTCTCAAACTATGGTAGTGTTGACGTTATCGGTGAAATGCAGATGGAATACATGAAAGAACATGGTAAACCAGCTGAACTGAAACAGCTTCTACAAGCTTATGAAAATTATCTTGAGAAGCAAACAGATGAAGAATATAATCGAATGAAAGGACTGAAGAAGTTCAAAAAGCATCTACCTCCGGAAGATATTCTAGGGGAAGATGAAGCCCAGACAGACTCACCACAGATTCTACCGAGTCGGCAAAATGTACATAGAACTTTAAATAATAGTTTTAATTTTGCTACTCCCCCAAAAGAGAACAGACCTCTCAATTCAGAAGAAAGTTTAAGGGAAGCGGCCAGATTAATACGTTTTACTAACGATTAATTAATGGAGCTTTAATATGTCAGGTTTGGATATGGCCTCTTTTGCAAGTGCGCTTAAAGTGCACTATGTACCTATGCGAATCAATAACATGGTTTACGCAGACAATCCTATGATGGCACTTATGCCAAAATATACTAAGTTTGGTGGAAAAAATCTTCCTATTCCTATCACTTATGGAAACCCACAAGGAAGATCACAAAGTTTTGCTTATGCTAAAGCTAACAAGACTTCTTCTAAAATTAAAGATTTCGTTCTTACTCGTGCTCATGACTATTCATTAGCAGATATTGACAACGAAACTCTTGAAGCTTCTATGGGAGACGCTAACGCTTTCATGCAAGCGGCTACTTATGAAATTGATAACGCTCTTAAAACTTTAGGACGTTCACTTGCAATTTCTGAGTATAGAAATGGTTCAGGCTCAATTGGCCAAATCGCTTCTACAGTAGTTGTTGCTTCCACTTCTCTTCCATTAACAAACATCGAAGATGTTGTTAATTTTGAAGTTGGTCAAAAAATCGTTGCTTCTACAGCAGATGGCGGCGGTACAGTTAAGAACACAGCAGGAACAGAAAACGCCCTTACAATCGTAGGCGTAAACCGTGACACTGGCGTTCTTACTATGTCAGCTAACCTTGATTCTTTTGGTGCTCAAGACTGGGCAGCTGCTGATTACCTTTTCGTTCAAGGTGACTACGACGCTAAGATTAAAGGTTTGGATGCATGGGTTCCAGCTACTGCACCAACAAACACAGCTTTCTTTGGAGTAGACCGTTCAGTTGATACACGTTTAGGCGGACTTCGTTTAGACGTTTCAGATCGTCCTATTGAGGAAGGTTTGATTGACGGTGCAAACCGTTCAGCTCGTGAAGGCGGACGTGTTGACCATTATATGGTTAACTACGGAGCTTATGGTTCACTAGAAAAAGCTCTTGGAACTAAGGTTCAATACGTTGACCTTAAAACTACAGATGCTCAAATTTCTTTCCGTGGAATTACAGTTTCAGGCCCTCGCGGAATGATTAAAGTCGTTCCAGATCAAAACTGCTTACCAAACGTAGCTTTTGGTCTTCAAATGGATACTTGGAAACTTTATAGCTTAAATGAGCCTCTTCGTATTCTTAACCTTGATGGTTTAAGAGTTCTTCGTAACTCTGATGCTGATAGCATTGAAGTGCGATGTGGATATTACGCTCAGATGGGCTGTAATGCTCCAGGTTGGAACATTCGTCTTAAGCTTGCTTAATAGTTAATAATTTAAAGGGAGAGTGGTTTATTCTGCTCTCCCTTTTTTTTCTAAGAGGATTTTAATATGGCCAACAGATACTTAAATCAATTCGCCGCTTGTGCTGAAAATGCCGTTGTAAGCATTTTTGGAAAAGCTTCGATCACAAACACTACTGGGGTAGTTTCTGCTTTCAGCGGTAAGCTTATCTCTAACGTAGCAAGAACAGGTGCCGGAGAATACACAATTACTTTAGAAGATAGCTGGAACTCACTTCTAGATGCTTCTTTCCAAATTGTTGCCGCTACTCCTGTAGACCTAGTTCCTCAAGTTCTTTCTTATAGTGTAACGACTGCTAAAACAGTAGTTGTTAATTTACTTGCCGCCGCTGTTCCTACAGATTCAGCGCAAGATATTGAACTGATGTTCACACTTACTTTAAAAAATTCTAGCGTGTGAGGATAATATTATGATGGGAATGTTGGGAAAAAAGAAAGGTATCGGTGCTCTTATTATTTCTACCATGAAAGAAGGTAAAGAAGTTGATAAGAAAGAAAAAGAGACTGAAACCGATTCATCAGTAGCAAGAAGAACTTGCGCTGAGGAAATTCTTGCCGCTGTTAAGAATGAAGACGCTATGGGTTTAGCTGATGCTATCGAATCACTTTGGCAGATCAAAGAGGATGAAGAGCACGAAGAAATGAAAGAAGGCGAGGCGGAAGAGTATGGCGAAAATGACGAGGAAGTAAAATACCGCAGAGGTTACTAATATGGCAGTAATGACATTGGCGGAACTTCGCCAGGCCTGTAGAGAACGGGCAGACATGGAGAATAATAGCTTTATTTCAGATGATGAGCTGATTAGGTATATAAACAGCTCAATAACTGAATTGATGGATATTTTAATCTCTAAAGATTCCGCCCATTACTTCCTAACCTCCCTTGACATAAATACTCAAACTGGAGTAGGCGACTACAACCTTCCAGCTGACTTTTACAAAATGTGTGGAGTAGACCTTTATCGCTCTCCTGATTCTCCCATGGCATTACGTCCTTTAATGTGGCATGAGCGAAACTATAACCGCTATCCAGGCCCTAGGATGCCTTACGATATTCGCTATGTAATGATAGGGGATATAATAAGATTCGTCCCAATACCTACTGGTGTTTACAGGATAACTCTACACTATATTCCTCAGACAGTTTTACTTGCTGAGGATGACGACAGCTTTAATGGTTACAATGGATGGGAAGAGTACGTCATTGTCAGAGCGTCTATCATGATGAGAAGCAAAGAAGAATCAGATACTAGCGATCTGAAACAAGAGCTTGCTTTCCTCAAGGAAAGAATTGAGATCATGGCAGACAATAGAGATATGGGAGAGGTTTCAGTAATTACGGACGTAAACCCTATTTATAATAGGGAGATTTACAACGTATGGCCTTAAAACCTTACTCACCAATTAAGTTTTTAGATAATCAAGAACTAAATAGGGTTCAAGAAAATATTTCTCAATACACAAATCAACTAAACGGTAGGTTTATTGTAGATGGGATTATCATAAATGCTTCTTTGGTGAGTGGGCAGGCCAACAGAGTCCCACATGGGTTAGGCAGAACTCCAAACGGTTACATTATCATTTACAAAAATGATACTTGCGACATTTGGGATAATGCAAATCCTGATTCTTTGTTGTTCTACTTGAATACTTCGGCAGACGTAACAGTAAAACTATGGGTGTTTTAATATGGCATTGGAAAAACAAGAAATTAATATCTCTCTTTCAGGAGCATTAAACACCAAAGCAGACGACAAAACTGTAGGTTCTGACGGTGCTTTAACCGTTGAAAACGCCGATTATTCAAAGACTGGTGCTATAACAAAGAGACGTGGAAGCACAATTTACACCAATTCAGCCAAAAGAATATACAGAGAAGGGACGATCACAGACCCTGATGAGGTAACATCTCTAAACTTTGATAGTATTCAGCCAGATTTTGTATTGAAAAATAAGAATCAAATAGTTGTTGTTCCAAAAGCAGGTAATCAAGAAGTTTATAAATACATAAAATCTTCTGACATGTTCATCTCTGATACATCTAGCGATGATATACAAGTTTTACCTCCTCAGTTGAGAAAGAAAACTATCTACTCAGGGAATGATTACTCTTACTATCAAGACTTTGCTTACTCTAGTAAGTTTAAGTTTTATTTCTACTCTGCAATGGTGGCGGTTCCAGCTCCAACAAGCACAGAAAATTTACTACTCGGTAAACTAGATGAGGAAACAGGTAATAGGCAGATAGCAACCAGACTGGGGACTGGCGGACAGGCAAGGCGATGCTTCATTGATGAAATAGACGATAATATCATAAACACTAAGTTAATATTATTTAGAATATCTGCTGGGAATCTTATCCTAGATGTTTATGATTATGAGTTCACTACTCTATTAAGTACTAATACTTATGCGGCCGTTCAGGTAGGTGTTAACCTTCTAGCTTGCAAGAAAGATGCCGATGGTAACATTTATGCTGTAACTATCGACGGGGCCGGAAGATTCTTTGTCCTTAAAACTACTTACTCAGGAACTCCATTAGCATCTGTAAATGTAACGCCGACTACTCCAATAGGTACGGCAAGATATGTTTACGACATTTGCCTTAGTGATACAAACCTTTCTCCAGGAAGAAGACTCCTTATAGTGTACAAAACAAACGGTAACGCTCTGGCCTCTATCGTCCTAGATGAAGATTTAAACGTAATAACTAACTCGACTACAATAGTCCCTTCCCCACAACCTACTTATGCCCAAAGTATTACTTTAAGCAATGATGAAAATGATAATGAGTTTGCTATAGGCTTAATGAGTGTTTACGGTAACCCTGCACTTTATAACAGCGAAGACGCTATTTTATTTTTTAGGTATAACTTCACAGGTAACGCAGGAACTTTAAACACTACTCAATATGTAACAGGAATGGGACAACCTTCTAATGTTGTTTTAAGGCAGACTAACTCCGTTGATAGGTATTACTTTTCTTGTCATTCAGGTAACACATCAAGAAACAGCGAACAGAAAAACTCTTACCTAGTAAGCTTCAAATATTCAAAAAGCGGTACTTCATTCATTGATGACATTAGTTGCATTGGTAGATTTAATATAGGTAGTTCTAGGGGTATATCCTCCCCAGCTAAGTTATTCGACTGGGGGCCGGAAAAGTTAATTCTTAAAAGCTATGGGATAGATTTTTTTACAAAGACTCTTTCAGGATTTAACTTTGTAACCAACGAAGCGGCCGAGACGGTTTTTAAGCCTCAAAACTTCTACGGATTATCTTTATTCTCTTTTGACTTTGAAGAGTCTTCAAATAGAAGCATGACAGCTACACTAGGAGGAAGCACAATAATAAACGGCGCTCTCCCTCTTGTTTATGATGGTGAATCTTTATATGAACAAGGATTTCTACTTAATCCCTATATTATTTCTAGCTCTGTTTCAGCAGGCGCAACTATACCCGCTGGAACTTATACTTATAGGGTTGTTTTTGAGTTTATCAATAACAATGGCGAAGTAGAAGAATCTGTTCCTAGTAACGCCCTTGAGGTTACTCATGCAGGAGCAGCGTTTGTAATTATTAAGTATAATTTTACAAATCTAGGAAGAAAAAGCACTCCCAAGGTTATCCTATATAGAACAGAGAATAATGGAAATATAAGCTATAAATCTGTTGAAGGTAGCGCTACTGGAACTATTCAAGACATAATAACAGACGCAGATTTGATAGCTAATAAAGTTCTTTATACCGAGGGAGGAGTTCTTTCTAATGACAGCCTTCCTCCAAGTAAATTCCTTCATGCTTCCAAGAGCAGGATATTTTCTATAAATTCTGAGACTTCTGGGAGAATAGATTACTCAAAATATTACACTGATGGCCTAGGTGTTAATTTTTCAGATTTTCTAAACCTTCTATCATCAGATAAAGACAAGCTTGCTCTAAATGACTTTACCGCTGTATCATCACTTGATGATAAGGTTGTATTGTTTAAACAAGATGAGATTTACGTTTTTAATGGTGATGGCCCATCAGATACCGGAGGAAATTCTAGTTTCAGTGAGCCTCAAAGAATTACCGCAGACGTAGGATGTGCAACTCCTCGTTCAGTTGTTTCCACTCCTAAGGGTGTAATGTTCAAGAGTGAAAAAGGGATTTATAATCTTGATAGAGGTTTAAACATCGAGTACATAGGCGCACCAGTAGAGAGATATAATTCTTATGAAATAGTTTCAGCATTTACCAATGATAAAGAAAGCAAGGTTTTCTTTATATTATCAACTTTAGGGACTCTTGTTTATGATTACATTAATAATAGATGGGACTTATTTACAGGGGTTTATGGCAATGATGGCTATTTGTTTGGCAATGATGTTATATATTTAAAGAATAGCAGATTATATAAAACTCAAGATGGAATTTACCAAGACAATTTAGTTAATTATTCACTTAAAATAATTACTCCATGGTACAAAGTGACCGGAATTCAAAACTTTGGTAGAGTGTGGAGATCTTTAATAATCGGAAAATACAAATCAGCTCATGATTTAATTGTTAAGGTTTATTATGATTACGATGATTCACAGTCAACTACATACACGATAAAACCTAAGTTGTCTGATAAGCAATACCAATATCAAATTGGACTAGAAAAGCAGAAATGCGAAGCTATTAAATTTGAGATTTACGATACAAACCAGACCGGCACAGGTGAAAGCATGGAACTTACCGACCTAACATTGATAATAGGTAAGAAGGCCGGAACTTATAAATTACCAAAAGCAAGAAAGTATTAGGGAGGTAAAAAATGGCAATAGGTGGAATGAGAAGCTCATACAAAACAAGAGTAGGCTCTACGGCTGGAGACCAAGCAAGAAAACAATCAGTAGCTAAATTAATACAAGCACAACAAGAAGCTGCAAGAAAAAAAGCTGAACAAGATAAGAATCTCCAACAGGAAAACATTAGAAGAGCGATGGCAAGCGGAGGACTTTCATTTTATGATTCTAGAACTGGACAATATCTAAGAAGAGGTTCGGCCATAACACCACATGGAATATCAGACGAGTATCTATATGGAAACCAAGGCTTTACATCTCCAGCATCAGGAGCACCAAACGCACCAATGATGGCAACAAGAGACGTAAAGGGTTTAATCCCTGATGATGTTGCAGACATAACAGGTGTAACGGCCGCTGGAAATTTTATAAGTGACCCTAATTTTCAGACTGGCACAGATTTATTAATCAATAGGCCAGGGCTAGAACAGATTTTTTCTTATGGTTCTGGAACAGCTAGCAAACTAGGATTATTAGGCCCAGCCCCAGATTTGTCTAAATTGACTGCTATTGACATTGCTCCTTTCGCAGCTCCAAAAGAAAGCTTGGCTCAAGCTACTTATAAGGCCGGACTGGATGAGTCTACAAAAAGAGCAATGGGACAAATGGGTTCAATCCGTGGAGCTAGTGCCGCTTTACAGTCAAGAATGGCACAGCAAGAAGCGCAGGATTTAAGACAAGCATTAACCCAGCAATCAGCAATAGATAAATTAAAAGAAGATGAGGCAAATAGGCAAAGAATGATTGAATTTGAAAAAATGCTACAAAACCAAGGTCAGTTTGCTGTTTATCCTCAAGGTTCAGGAGAAAGAGAAAAACAATTTGCTCAGATGGTAAGCGGTTTAGGTACTGGATTACTAGGAGCATCTGCTTTTGCATAATGATTAATTTTTTTAATTTTAAATAAATAAGGTTTAAATATGAATAACCAATTTTATACAGACACACCACAAGAGACTAACTTTGTTACTCCTGAAGAAATGGCGTTGGCAGAACAGGCAAAGAATCAACAGATAGTAGACCAAGCTTTATCAATTCAGCCTCAACAGCAATTTCAAGCTCCACTAGCGCAAGCAATCCCTATGGCCGCGCCTATTGTTCCTCAACAACCAGTTTCTCAGCCTCCACAAGGCGCACCTGCTGGATTCCAAAAAAATCCTTTTACATCTAAGCAGGAAGAAGAAAAGGCAGTTTCAAGATCACAAGAGCTAGAGCAAGAAAGAGAAAGACGCTTGCAAGATGCAAAAGACAGCTACGACAAAGCTAATATCTATACAAGAGAATATGCGAACGCTCTTCAAGATGCTCAGGTTCTTCATGCCAGAACAAGCATGGCACCAGATTTACAGGCCTATGACTCCAAGATAAAGTCGATGGAAGAGGCAAAAAAGAAAAATGATGAAGCCTTAGCATTGAGATACAACGACTACTCTCAAACTGTTCAAGACTTAAACAAAGAGGAAATAGACCCGACTAGATTTTGGGCAAACACTTCTACGCCTATGAAAATATTAGGAGCTATAGGGTTAGCACTGGCCGGACTTGGAGGGCCTAATTCAGCGGCTCAGGCGGTTGGAATTGTAAACTCAGCTATTGAAAGAGATATTGAATCACAAAAAGCAAACTTAGCTAAAAAAACAAAACAGGCAGAACTTAAAAGAAATGTTTACGGTGATCTTTTAGAGAAATTTCAGAGCCAAGAAGTGGCCGACAGAGCTATGGCCGGATTGATGCTTGAGCGTGCCAAAATGATGATGGAAGGAAAGATCAAGAATATCTCAAACGCAAATGCCAGAGCTGAAGGGTTGAAGGCATTAGCAATGATGTCAAAAGAGCAGGGTAAATTTGATCTTGAAGTTCAGAAAGTTCTTGGTGATGAAGCACAAAACCAATTACAAAGAGAATTAAGATCGACAGGAGAAGAAAAAATAAGACGTGTTACGTCTGAGGACTTGGGAAGATTATCGAAAGAAGATAGACCTCTTGCTATAGTTGGATTTGGCGGCCTAGCATCAGACAGGAAATCTGCCGCTGATATGAGGGAAATTTATTCAAACGCTAAAGATGCAGACTTATTATTTAGTGAGCTTTACGATTTATCGAAAGGAATTGCCGCAGTTAAGGGGAAAGCTCCTCTCACTCAAGAAAAAGATGCCATTGAAAAAAGGGTGGCAAGCCTTGTCGGTAAGTTGAGGGTTGCCATTACAGGGCCTGGCGTGATGTCAGACTCAGACAGAGAATTAATTGAAAGAGTAATTGACCGACCAGACGAATTTGTTAAGTTGGTAAAAAATACTCCTCTATCAATCCAAGACTACAGAACGATAATGGGTAGAAAAGTCAGGAATGACGCTACTTTCATCGGTTATACTGCATTACCTTTGGAGTACGAAAACGCTATCAATACCGCAGAGAAAATAAGAAATAAGATAAGAGGTTATTAATGAAAGTCTATAACTTCCAAGGAAATAACTGGGAAGAATTACCAGCATCAGAAGCGGAAAAAGCTCTTAGAGATGGAACTCACTCTCTACCTTCTGACGGCGAAGATGTCAGAATGCTAAGCAGGGAAGGCAAGAGCCTTTATGTTCCCATGAAGAATGTTTTCGACACTTTAAAAGAGGGTGGAAGTTTCATTCCAGAAGAACAAGCGGCCAAGGAAGATAGACAGGTAGAATCGTTCGGGACGAACACAGATCAAGTATTAGCAGGCCTAGCAGGTGTGGCAAGAGGTGCAACTCTTAGCATATCAGATCAATTAATGGTTAAGCTTGGAATTCCTCCTGAAAAACTAAGAGAATTAGAAGAATTTTATCCCATAACTTCGTTTGCTGGTGAAGTTTTGCCGATACTTGCGACAGGCGGGGCCGCATTAGCGGCTAAAGGCACAGCAATGGCCGCTAATGTGGCGAGAAGGTCAGCGTTTAAAGCTCTCGGGAAGAAAGTAGCAGAGACGACTAAAACAATCGCAGACACAACTAAGAAAGTATCAGACAAAACTACAATTATTAATAGAGTAATTGATAAAGCCGGTGGAGCTATCGGAGCGGCAACTACCGCCGCAGTTGAAAAGATTCTACCAAAAACAGCTCAAAAAGTTGTAGAAACAGCGGTTAAAAAGCCAAGCTTTGCCGCTGATGTTGCAGGGATGGCGGCAAATATAGGCGCCCAAGGTGCGGTTTACGGTACTGGAGCTTTAATTTCTGACAATGCGTTAAAAGACATAGATTTTACAGCGGATAACTTAAAAAGATATGCGCTGGAAGGGATGGCCACGGGTGCGCTAGTCGGTGGAGGAATAACCGCAGGTGTTAGAGGGCTAGCAGCGGCCGGAAAAGGAGTTGTAGCGGCAAAAGATAAGAGCTTGGAGCTATTAGGAAAATTAAAAGATGACGTTTTCGATGAAATAGTAGACCTAACAAAGCCGATCAGCGAACTAGATAAAGCGACATTAAAAAACTCTGGAGCAATGAAGAGTTACTTTAAAAATAACTTAAAACTAAATCCTGATAAAATAGAGGATGACGCCAATTACATAAGAGCACTACTCCACAGCACAAAAGAAGGCGGACATTTAAAACCAATCAATGATCTTGCCGAAGAACTTAAAGCATCTGGAATAGATGTTTCTAAAATGAGTGAAGAAGAAATAAGAAGATTAGCACTACTGGAAAGCAAGCAATCAAAATCTGGAATGATGGGCGGAAATGCTCCGTTTGCTGATATAGCTATAGAGAAAATAGCCAAGCCTATTGTAGAAAAAGGTAAAAGCGAATTTGTGCCATTCCCTAAAAGCGGAATATTCCACGGAATAGATGCGTTAAGTGCTAAAAATAAATACATAAAAGATAGATTTTTATTAGTACAGAAAGATGCAATTTCTAGAATGGATGACGCTGTAAACTTATTGAAACAAAAAGGTTTAATGGGAGAAGGTGGATATGTCACGGCTGATGACGTATCGAATCTTTTTGATAAGTTCGTTGATGGAATAGAAAACGCTAGATTTGCTAAAGAAGAAAGTGCAGTAAAAATATTTAAAGACATACTCAATAAGCACAAAAGTAAAACTCCAGGACAGTCACCTTGGCTTTCACCTAGTGATTTATTTGAATTAAGAAAAGAATACGACTATGTTATCTATCAGTTAAAAAAAGCAAATGCTTTACCGAATGGATTAAATAGATTCAGATGGGAAATAGAAAACTTAATTGATAAGCAGATAGCATCTCTTGAAAGTGTTTCTAGTGTAGAAAAAAAGTCTTATGAAAATATTTTGAAATACTATCAAGATTTAAACGAAATAAAGCCTAGTGAATTTGCATCAAATGTTTTTCCTAATTTTAAGAAACACTTTGAAGATCAAAAGAAAATTATAACTGACAAAGTTTTGACAAATATAGAGCTTGATACTTTCAAGGATATTGCTAATAAATCAATTGAAGATTACAAGATTGCTAAAAAACTTTATCATCATTCCTTAAGAGCTGAAACTTTAATTGATGACCTAATAGCAAGAAAGGCATCTAATAACACTTTTGGAATAACTGCTTATATATCTGGTGCGGCTGGAATCGGTGCGGGTTCTATGCTCGGTGGCCCTATAACGGCCATTATGGGATTTTTAGGAGGCTTAACGGCCAGAAAACTTGCTCAAGAGTATGGAGATAATGTTAAGGCATACGTACTTTCAGAACTAGCAAAGAAAAATCTTACCTTAAGTGAGGCAATCGGTAATTCTATTGGAAATATTTTTTCAGAAGAGAACATCAAAAGAGCTAGTAAGCTTATAAATTATATCAATATCAAATCCGATAAAGATCAAGATAAGGAATATGAAGATATTGAGGAAGAAATAAAGAAGCTAGAAGAAAATAAAACAGCTTCTTTAAATGCTATAAAAGACGGCTCTTCTTTTCTACAAGAAAATGCACCATTACTTGCAGAAAAATATCTTACAGGAACTGAGCAGATTCTTAGCTATTTAGAATCTATTCGCCCAAAAGATAGCGAAAACTTTTTTGAGAAAAAAGAGCCATCTAAAACGGAAAAATTCAATTTTGTTAATGCTTATAAAACGCTACTTAATCCTACAATCCCACTGGAGCAATTAGCTACTGGATATT